TTGTGCTTGTAACTTAGCTGCTTGAGATAATTGATCAGGAGTAAAATCTTTTTGTTTTAAACCTATACCACTTGCTTTTAAAAGTTCCTCATAAGTGTCATCTGAATTGATGACCTGATATGATGAAGGTAATAGTTGTTTAGTCATAGTAGATTTACCACTACCAGCAGGGCCCGCTAAAAATATAGCTTTAGGTTTACCTGTAATTTCTTTTAAAAGTGTTGATAATTTGATCATAAGTACATTATTAATATAAATATTTATACTTCCCTTTTAACTGTAGTTCTTAATGTTAATATATGAGGTTTAGGTGATGGGTTCTCTAAATCAAATAAAGCTTTAACATTTTTGAATATATTTAGGTTCTCATCTTGAGTTCTATCAGATTCAACTACTTCCCAATGTTTACCTTTTAAACGTTTACCTGTTTTATCTTCACCTCTAGATTTAGATTTTAACCATAAAATACCTCTTCTATCTATTTTTTTACCAAAACATTCTTCATAACATTGACTATAAACTGCTGTTTGTAAATCATATGTTGTTTGTAAATGATTAGATGTTTTTAAATCCAATACCCATAATTCATCTTTTAATTCAATAATTAAATCACAAGTACCAGCTACTTTTAATATATCTGAAAATAAATGTACTTCAGTTTCAATTAAAATTGGTTTATGAGTTTCCCAAAAGTCAACAAAATTTAAAAACATTGACCAAACATGAGGTGGATAAGCAGGATTACCATATTGATTTAAGAATGAACATTCTTTCTCATTTAAATAATCTTCACATAAATTATGAACTTGTGTTCCTTCTTCTGCTGCTTTCTTAACAATATATTCTGAGGCGTAACCTACTTTTTTTAACCAATCTTCAAAATGAGGACCTTTAGGATAACAAGATAAAACATGTGTTACTGATGGATAATACTCTCCATTTCTTTGATAAAACCTTGAGTCAGGTAGAGTTATCTGTTTGTGGTCTTTTGAAATTTGGAGAATTCTGTCATAAGATTTTTTCATTAGTTTACTTCTAATTTAAGTGAAAATAAATCAGAAAAAGTAAACTGTTCAGCTTGTTGTACTAAAGTAGTAAAATGAGCAAACCCCATGTCGCTTGGATCTTTACCATCCAGTTTTATAACATGTAATTCTTTTCCTGATTGGAGTAGATCTCCGGCAATTTTTAGTGTACTTTTTAAAGCATCACTGTCTAACGCTAAATAAATATTTTTAACATTATTTTCTAATAATTTTTTAGTTAGGGCTTTTGATAAAGTTTTACCATACAGTGGTATAGCATTTCTTCTAATAGAAATAGCATCAAAAGCACCTTCACATAATATAATAGGTAAATTCCAATTGATTAGATTTTCAAAACCTATTATTGAATTTTTGTCAGCAGATGGAGCATCATATTTTCTAGCAGGATCTTGTTCAAAAGAACGAGCTATAAAGTAATTTAACTTACCTTCGGCTGTATAGTTGGGTATAATAATTTTATTTGAGTATTGGCCGGTTTCACAGTATCCTATCTGATATTTTAATATATCTGAAGGTGTTATTCCTCTACGTTTAATATAGGCTAAGGCGTGTCTAGCTGTAATATCATTTTTACTTAAATTAAATAAAGGTTTATATTCTTTAGGTAATTCAACTTTTTCTGTATTTTCTACTCTATCAGTTTTATAAGTAGTACCTAATATAGAATTTAATTCACCATATTTACCTCCATCAACTTTTATTATTTTGAATAAAGAAGATAAAGATTTACCTTTAATATCACAAGCCCAACAGTGCCAAGGATTTTCATTTTTGGTAGTTGGAATTAAATTAACTTCTAATTTAGGTTTTCTATGATTACAAACAGGACAGTGGAAGGCATAATTACCTTTTGATGTAACATGCCCTTTTCCTAGTACAGATTGTACTAAACCTAATAAAATTCCATTTACCATAACCTATTTTAATTTAATTAATTTATTGCTCTAACTTCAAATAGTTGATCAAACTTTTCTACATTTAATTGTTTTTGAGAAACAAAAAATTGTTTTGCTTCTTCTAAATTTTTTGAAGGTATATTATTGATAGCTTCATTTGAATTTTTAGCGAAAAGACCGTAGCGTTTCATAAGGATTATTTTTTATTTAATATAATGAATTATTTTTGGGAGGCAAAATCTTTTTTATAAAATTTTCCAAGAATATTATCATTTATGTACTCATTCTGCTTTTCTAGAACTTCATTTATAAAAAGATATTTAGTTTCATAGTAAGTAAGAAGTTTCTTAGTAGGAACAAATGTAAGTATCTCTCTTGTAAATTCCAAATGTTTTTTGTCTTTTATTAATTGTTTTATTTCAACATGTGAGCCATGATAGGTTTTCCAATCAGATTCTTTAATTACAGTTTTTTTCTTACTAGCTCTACCATCAGTAATTAAGGCTAATTCCTTTTTACCTAAAGCTTTTTTCTGAACTGACATTAATTGTTTTTTACCTAAGTATTTTCTTCCTGTAGGGGTGTGTGTTACAACATAGATAAACCCGAAAGTATTTTCGGGTATGTCTGATAATTCTTTTATTTCTTTTCCTTTATATAACCACATAATTTTTATTTTTAAATATCGTATTTTACTACTATTGTTGTATCTGCTACTGAAGATAGGGATAGGGGTTTAGCTAATTTAGCTACTACTAATAATTCATTTCTTTCATTATATAGACCTACAGTTGTAACATAGGGAGCAAAGAATGAACTAGTAGCAAAATCCCTTAATGAACCCGAATTATCAGTTGTTATGGTAGGATTAGTAGACATATTAAAATCATTTTCTCCTATTTTACAACGGACTTCGTTTTCATAAATTATATATTCACTTTTAAATTTTATTGTAGATTCCATATTATTCAGGTTCTAAAGGAGTTGCACTAGTTATATCAACTCTTATTCTTCCACTATCAGTAAAAGTATTTCTATCTATATCAATTGTTAAATCTACTGTTGTATTATTATTATCAATATTAACAACAGCTGTTCCTGGGTATTCTGTAAGAGATGTTGTATTTGTTATATTTGAACGTCTGTCTGTTATAACGGTTGCTACTATTCCTTCTATAGTTCCTTCTAATTTATCTATGAACATCATATTATCAGATGATTCTCTTAATCCTAGAATTTTGACAGGTATTGATAAAGTTTCAGTTGCAAATGTTATACTAGAAGATTGATTGAATGAAATATTATAATTTGATCCATTATAACTGTACTGAATGGATGAAGCTCCAAAGAAAGAATTTTCTATATCTAAAATAAAATTTGAGTATGAACTAGTAGGAGTAGAGTTACTACAAGATACTATTAGAGTATTACTAAAAGATGATGATAAGACCGCACTACAACTATTAAAAGCTTTAAAATAAACAGGAGTGGTTCTACCAGGGATTGGTGATGTTAAACTTGAACTAACATTAATAGAAAGACTTCTACTATTAAGTAAATTATTTTGAACATAAGAACCTGTATTAAAACTAAAATCAGATGTAGTACTAAAATATACTACAGTATATGGAGTTTCTGTTGAATTGACTTCACCTCTATCAATAATATAATTAAAATTATATTCATTAATACATTCAGTAGTACCTGATATTAGAATAGGAGTTATACAAGCAGCACATAATGGGTCTAGATAATATCTGTAAAATATTTGAGGAGTATTACTACATGGGTAAATATCATCTACCGTACCTGATATAAAAGATTGTTTAAAATCTACTGTAGGGCCAAAAAATGTTGAACCTACTGAATAACTTGAAGTCACTACAGAACCTGATAAAGGTCCTGTAGTAAAAACTTGTTGTATTCCTGAACTAGTTAAGTATCCTGTATTAGTCATTTTAAATTGTTTCGCAACTTGATCCGCTATAAATATAAATTCTTCCATACACATTTAATAAAGAAGAAGTAGAAACACAATTGTTATTATCTATAACAAATGTTGAAAATGTCCCACCATTAGTTGAACCTAAGTTTAATGGAGAAGTTGTTGATGAGTATTGTATATTTGAACCAGTATTAACAGCGTAATATGTGTAAGTACCATTTCCTCCAGTTGCATTAAATATTACTTGATTTGAACATGAATTTATGTATGAAGCTGTAACATTAAATAATATTGGAGATGAACTTGTTATATTAAAAGAACTAGTATAATTTTGACATTGTGTCATCGCGTCACTAACAATTAGTTGTAAACTATAACTACCAGTACCTAAATTAGAGGCTGTAACAGAATTATTAGGAAAATTATTTATAGGTATTCCATTATATATTAATGAAGATGTAGGATCAGTTAAAAATACTAATGAATTATCTATCACATTAGTAAAATTAACTTCCAAATACCCATTATTACCTCCATAACATGATACATTAGATTGAGTAACACTAGCAGTTAAAGCAGGATATACTCCTACTTGTATTATAGAACTAGTAGTACATCCAAAACTAGAAGTTAATCCTAATACAATAGACCCTGTTCCTATACCACTAAAAGAATTAGGTAATTTTAATCTTGTTGAACCAATACTAGCTGAAATTGCCGTATTACTTGAAACATAAATTATACCATTTTGAGATGTAGTAGAACATGGTGGTTTAGTAATTTGAGTATAAGCTGTTATTTCTGGGTATAATGTTGAGAATGATGCTGTTATTATTTCGTTTAAATAATCTTTAATATAAATTATGTTATTACTAGATGCCGTTATACTACCACTTATAGTAGTACTAGATAAGGAATTTACTCCTGTATAAGTTGCACCATTATCTAAAGAGTAACTGTAATAAGGTACTCCATAATTTATAGAAAAAGTAACAGGAACCATTGATACATTTCCAAAACAAACTGAGGATGTAATTAAATTTTCTATTTGTAATGGTTGGGAAGTAATATTTAAATTTATAGAAGCAGTATTACTAGATACTAAATTATTATTTAATATGGTATATCCTATTTTATATTCTCCTGGTATATAATTGGGTTGTTCGTTTAATATAGTTATAAATCCATTATCATAAGTGAAAGTTGGGAATGTATATCCTTCTATAGAATGGGTAGTAAAACTATCAAAAAGTATATTACCACAATCTGAATAATCGTTTCCTAATATATCAAATATTTTTGGTGTATCTAAATTTAAGCTAGAAAAATAATCATTTACAGCTGTTGGTGGTAAATTTAAAGAACATAAATAATTTTCATTAGTTATAACTATTAAACCAAAAGAATAAAAAACATTACCTATTAAAGATGAAGAAATAGGGTTAAGATAATTTTCTTCATTATAATAATCAAAGAAATTTCCTTCACCATCATCCCTTAAATAATAAGTAGAACTTGACATAAATACAGAATTAGGGGATAACCCGGAGCCAAATATGTTTTGGTCAATTGATATAACTGCTATTTTACTACCTCTATCCCCGTCATACGAAGTATCATCATATAAACCACCTCCATCATAGATTATACCTTCATCATAAGATGAAAAATTAGGATTACTACTGCCTGTTTTTTGAGGTAAATATCTTAAAGTAGTTAATAATGAAGAACCTGATGATAAAGTAGATTGTTCATAATTAATATATGGAGATGATCTAAAAAATGAGCCTGTGTTGGAACCTGATATATAGTTTTTATAGAAAAGGTGTTGTATAGAAGAAAATATTAGTCTTCTATATTCCTCATTTGTAGTTTCAGTATCATTAGTAGGATTAAAAGGTGAAATAGAAGTGATTGGTATGTTCTCTCCTACATAAATTTTAATACCATTTTCCGATAAAGATAAACTATTAACCTCCCATTGCTTATTAGCTATATAGGAGGTTAAAGTAATATCATTTGAACTTAATGTTTTATATGAAAAACTCATTCATTAAAAATCTAATTTAACTCTAACAAGAGCTTCTTTTGTAAAATTCTTTGATAAGGGTTTTGATAATTTAGCTACAGCTAATAATTCATTATTATCATTATATAATCCAACTGTAGTAATAAAAGTTTCTGGGTTATTAACTAATGAAGGATAATAAAATTCCCCGCTACCACTAATCATAGATGGGTTAGTAGTATAGTTAAAATCATTATTTTTGATTCTAACAAATATATAATCAGAAGTTATAGTTTCTTCACTATTTAATGAAAAATATTTTCCATTATTAATAGCATTAAATAATCCTAAATTAGTATTACCTAAAGTAGTTGAGTTATTAGAAGTACCAGGAGTTAAACCTATACCTCCAAAACTAGCAGATAAAGATAAAGCTCTAGCATTTAATAATATTAATCCAACATCAGGTAAAAATTTACCATAAGAACCTGAAATTGTATATCCTGCTGCTGAACTTCCGGATACTATAGATGTTGTTGAAGCCCCATTAGAGCCACTTACTATGTCAAATACTCTACCCGCATCACAATAATTTAAAGTAGTTACTTGAGTACTATTATTAGTTAATTGGATTAAAGACTGATTAGTACCATCAGAACCTGATAAGGTTAAATTGAAAGTACCAAGGAATAATTTTTCTTTATAATTAGCCCTACCTATGTTAAGAACATAAAAATCAGGAGAATTAGTATTACCTGCTCCAAAATTTAAATTAGTATTTTCATCTCCATTAATTAAGGTTCTATATTGACCATAAGTAATTCTTGTTGGAGATAAACCTACAACAGATGAATTAATAGGAGCTGAGCCTGAACCATTTACTTGTCCATAAGCAATTGAAAATTGAGGCAAGGCTGTAGGGTTAGTGGTAGGATTTTCAGCATATACTTGTAAATAAGCATTATTATTTATAGAAGTTGGTGATGTGAAAAAATTAGATAGAGTAGTTTGATTATTACTCCATAATATAGAAGTTATAGAATCAGCACTTACTACAAAATCTTCAGCGTTAAATGATATAAAGCTCATATTAGTTTTTTATTAGCTAGTTACTTTTGTTATTATTACAGGTACTGTTATTCTTGCACCTGAATCTCTACCTGTTAAAGTTAAAATAGTACTTAAAGATGTTCTTGTACCAAATAAAGTATTAACAGTAGTAGCTGTTAAGTTTATAGTTGAACCAATTACAGTTCTAGAAACATTAGTACCTATAGTTGTTGATGAATTTAAAGCTTGAACTTCAGTAGTATTAATACCTACTCCATTAAAAGTTGATAATAATCTAGAATCTCCGATTGTAGCAGTGTATCCTGAAGATTCAAACGCTGTTGAAGCTCCTAAATAGTTTAAAGTTTGAGGTGTAATAGCTAATGTAGCTCCTTGTTTTAAAGTAATAGATGAATATCCTATATCCAACACAGGTAATTTAGCTGTTCCTCTAGGTAAAGTTATTAACTTATACTTCATAATTTGAGTTTCATCAGGAAATGCCTCTATTATAGGCATAGCTTCAATAGCTTCACCGTAAAATGCTGAACCTGATGGATGGTTTGGATTATATAAAGTGTAATCTATTTCATCATCTGATAAAGCGAATTGTGTGATTCTAAATGAACCATCATTTTTTGCTAAGAGTTCTCTTCCTTTTTTAGTAAGGATGGCATCAACTGTTACTGTTGTATTATTTAAGTATCCCATTTTTATTTTTGTAATTACTAATTATAAATATATGTATTTTTTATTTTTTAAATTAAGTTTTGTGATTTTAAATTCTTAACTATATTACCTGCTTCTTCTTTTAAATTATTATTTATGTTTTCGGGTAATACAATTCCTCCTGAGGTTTGTCCGTTATTTTTTTCACCTATTATTATTATATTAGTTTCGTCAGGTATTTTACTCATTATAATAAAATTTAAAATTTTTCCTATTTCTCCAGGAAGTGAGTTTTTATTTATACATGATATATTAGGTATATCATCTCCTAATACCTCTATTACTAAACGATTAGCATAAGAGCCTGTACCGAAAGAGCCTGAACCTATAGGACCTTGAGGTGGTATTATTTTAATAATTTCTTTTTCAAAATCAGATGCAAATGGGTATTTATCAGCTTCATGGTTATAAAATCTAATTAAATCCCCAGGTTTAGGGTTAAAAATTTCATTTATTTCTTGGTACCCAACATTTATAGAAGATGTAGGTAATGTTTGAGTGAAATAATTTACTTCTCCTATAGGTGAAGAAATATATTTTGAATATAAAGTAGATAAATCATATGAAGCAGTTAATTGAGTTAATTTATTAACATCATTTCCTCCTCTTTCAAAATACCAGTTATCATCATTTCCTGAACCTGAGTTGTATCCATTGTCTATAATTGTAGTAGTATATATTAAGTTAGGGGCGTCTGTTAAAATATAAGAACCTCCTAATCCTCCTATACCTAAATTAATTGATGGTATTTGGGTAAATCTTATATTAGGGCTAGTAGAAGTTTTAGCAAAATTAAAAGTAGTTCTGATAACTCCTTCTAAACCATTTAAAGATTTTAAAGGTAAAGATACAGAAGATCCATTTACTACTCCTACCCCAGGCACTAATTCTATAAAACCATCAATTTGAAAAGTAGCAATTATAGATAAACCATCATCTCCTTCAATATTATAAGGACCACCTGAGCCTGTATTAAAAGTTGGGTTAGTACCAAATGAGTTTAATTGATTAACTAAATTTAAAGTAGCCGCAGTATCATTAGATTTAACTTCTATATAATCAATACCATTATTAGCACTATAATTTTGAATTTCAGCATAGGATTTAGGACCAATTGTATTTATTACCCAACCACCACCATTGTAAGTAGTAGCAATATAACCAGCGGGTAAGGTTATATATCTAACATTATCCCACATATTTACAACAGTGCCATCAGTTTGAGTTAAGGCCTGGGTAATGGTTAAAGGGAAAGGTAGAGGGAAAGTGTATGGACCACTACTATTTTTACTCCATAATGAAAATGTTTGCCCTCCATCAGGTGATACACTTACATTAACTTGGATTTGACCTGTTATTTTTTGATATATAGTTTCATTAGAAGCTTGAGTTCTAGTTACACTAACATTTATCCCTGAGTCTAATATAGCACTTAAAGTAGAATTAGATTGATTTAATGAAGGAGAAATTGTTATATCATTTTGTAATGAAAAACCTTCTATGCTTAATCCACTAAATGAAGCAGTAATTTCTGAGCCTGATGCAGGGTTAATAGTTGCTATTTCTTGCTCTAGATTAAAAGATAATGAGGTTTGTGTGCTATTTATTAATGAATAATTTTGTAAGATAGGTTCATATCTAAATCCTCCAGCATATATAGGTTTTAATCCATTTATACGTTTTTGTTTTGAAGGTTGATTAATGTTCTCTAATGCTATATTAGCTTTAGTTTTATTAAAGATATTTTGAACATCAAATACATTCTTATTAGCCTCTGTTAATTCTATTACATTAGAAGAACTATCAATTAGATATTTAATATTAATATTAGTTCTACTAGGGAATGTTAAAGATTGAGATGTTAATTCATTAAAATAAGCAAATTTTGTATTATTATAATCAATAGCAGCTTCTGAACCATATGATAGATCCCCTGGAGTGTATACGTTGTATGTAGAAGATATATTCTTGCTACCTAAGTATCTAGGAGTTATATGTCTATGTAAAGTATAATTACTATCTTGTACAGTAGAATTTAAGAAAGGGAAAGCATTTGTTCTTAAATTTAAAAATAAACTAGATGTTAAGAAATTAAAATTAACAGGTATTATAGGGTTATAAGAATAATCTATATCTAAATAACGATTAGAAGTTCTTGCTCCTATAACATTATTTAAAACAGGATTAATAGGTAATCTTGAAAAATTATTTATTATATCTTGAGAAGAAGATATAGAAATAGAATTATATTCATAAACTATATTTTCTAAAGATTGTGAATGAACTATAATTTCTGTTCCACCTAATTCACCTGTAAATAATTCTCTTCTATCAGTATTAACTACATTTATACTTCCTGATAAATATTGGGTTGTTATAGTATTAGTAGTGTCTAAATCAGTGTCTAATCCATTAGAACCAGTTATAAAAGCTGTTTCTATAGACCCGCTAAATTGAACAAATTCTAATGTAGGTTCTTGTCTTGCTGTTTTATTTCTTTCTAAAATATGAGGTTGAATTACTATACCTGTTGATAAATTAGCTTTAGCAGGAACAAAATCTTTTATCATTTTGAATAATGAATTATCAAAGTAAGATAAAAGTTTTATTAAATCAAATACATTTTGAGATTTAGAATATTTCTGGAAATAAAAATCCCTTAACTCATTTAAAGCAGGGTACGAGCCTGATGATGCTAGTCTTGGGTCACCAATGTATTCATCTATATTAAATGAACCTAATTGAGCTATTATATCACTATTAATAGAATCTTGAGGTGATAAAGAAATATCTACAATTGATAAATCATTTGTATATGAAGGATTTAAAGGTTTTTGAATGGAAATATAAGGAGTTAAAACACTTCCTGTAATTAAACTTTGTGATACTATTCTTACTTTTTCATCAATTTCAGTTATGTTACCTACATTAGGAGTATTCACTAAAAATGTTTCATTGTTAGTTTTATATGAAGATGAAATATAATTATTTAAAACAGCTTTAGAAGAAGTTATAGAAGCACTTGTAAATGAAGCTGTTACTGCAGGATGAACTGAAAATAATGAAGCAGTTATAGTATTATCTAATTCAGAACCTAAAGGTAATCTGAATATTAGATTATTATAAGAACTTGTTACCCCGTTAAAGCTAATAGATCTTGGGTTTAGGATATGATCTTTAAAATCTGATATAGGAATTGAATCAATCCAATATCTAAATTCTTGAATTGAGCCTGAAAATGGGTAATCAGTTGTTCCACCTAAATAGAAAGTATTGGGAGAATTGAATACTGCATTACTTGATGTTAATTCTCCAGTTATAAAAAGTGAACTAGAAGTTAAATATTGAATACCATTTGAATCTTTATTTCCAACAGTTATAGTATAATATTGATTTTGAGTTAAATTTGGAGTTACTAATGAATTTAAATCACTTAATAAACACACAGTAGATTCAAAAGTTCCACCATCTGCTATTACTCGTGCTTGAAAATCACTAACAAGTTGATTTATACTAGAAGAAGGAAATAAACTAAGACTACTTGATTGTTTTGTAATATTTAAATTCCACCAATCCTTATTATAGAAAGGTAAAGTAATTTGAGAAGAAGTTATAAAATTAGTTCCACTTCCTGATACTTTAAAAAATAAAGAAGCATATGAACTAGTACTTGGAGTTATACCTACACTTAATCTATTATCTTGAGATTGTAAAAGGGATTGAGTTAATGAAGATGTATTATCAAATTTAAATCTAAATTCAAAAGTATCAGGATAAACATTATCAAAACCTGTATCTAAATATTGTTTATAAGATGGTTGGAATGGTATAGCTAAACTAGCAGTATTATTTAATTTTAAACTATAATTAAATTTAGGAGTAACTTGTTCAATTAAATTCTCATCTTTTTTACTCCCACCATATTCTTTTACTTTTAAAATAGTTTCAGGGATACCAAAACAGTTGATTAAAGCGTTTAATCCTGTTCTTGTACCACGAGTCTTAAGTAAATAAGGTAAATTGTGATATAACCTTTTATATGTTTCTTTTACGATATCATTATCAGGGATAGTATATTGAGATGCAGTTACATAATTATTAATTAAGTAAGATCCTGTTGAAGGTAAAAAACTACCTTCAGCATTTATACCCAATAATGAAGAATAAATATCATCTTGATTTCTAGAGTTAGTATATAATTTAATACCAAAATTTCTTAAAGTATCAGCTACTAAGTCTTTAGAAATACCAAAATCAATTCTATTATCAGCAACTTGAATGTCAGTTATATCTTTAATATAAGTCCAAATATAGTCATAATGCTGACCTAACATTGATGTAAATAGCTCTAGGTTAGCATTTTGAGAATCAGCTTTTATATATTCTGGTAAATTGTTCCATATGTAATTTTTATTTAAATTATCATAAAGTGATGCTGATAATATTTGTCCTCCATAATAAGTTGAGGATTCTATATTACTACCTAACCATGTTAATGCTAATGAAGATGTTGTTGGAGCATTAATATAAGGTTTTGATGAATTTGTCTTAGGCCATGTTTTTGAGCCTGATTCATAATATAAATAATATTCATACCCATCAAATTTTTTAATTATAGTGTTTAATTTATTTTGAAGGATTTCTTTATTACTATTAATATAAGCTGAACCTGTTAAAGGGTTTAAATTATTTAAGTTATCAATATCTGCTTGTAAAGATTGAATTTGGGTTAATTTATATTTAAAATTATTTAACCTATCTTCAGCTGATGAGAAATGGACAAAATTATTAAAGTTAGTGTAATCAACAGTTATTTCTATACTTTTTTCTTCTAACCATGATTGTAATTGTTGGTAAGAAGAAGTTAATGAATTATCTAATAAATTAGATAAATTTAAATAAGGAGTTGTTAAATTAACTTTATCATTTAATTCAATATTAACATTAGGCCCTCTTAAAGGAATAGTAGTATCTATTTCTTCAGCTATAAAATCTGTATTTACTCTAAAAGAATAAGGCTCAGATATGGATTCAACTAACCATAAAGTATTTTTAACATTTAAGTTAGTAGGTAAGGGTTCATATAATTTAATATATAAACTAGGCACATTTGTATTTACATTATCTAAAGCTACATTAACTGCTATGTAAGTATCATTTTCCCCAAAATTTAAAATAAAATCAGAGTAAAAGTTTCTTGAATTTCTAGTAGCTATATAATTTAAATAATTTTGACCTAAATCATTATATGATATATTATTATTTGAAATTTTTATTTCAGTTCTATCAGATGATATTTCTGAGATGTAAAAATTATTAGATGGAGAACTTAAGAATAATTGTCTATAAAAGTTATAATTAACATCATATTGCCCTGAGAAATAACCAAATGACTCTAAATCTGCTTTAGGGTCTAATTCAATTTGGTTATATAGAGAACTATTTTGAGTAGTAATATTTATTTTATAATTTCTAAAATCATAAACAGATTCAATTACATCACCATTAGGTGATATAACATGAATTTCTATCTTATCATCAGGATTACCAAATTCATTATTTACTTCTAAAGCATTTAATAAAATTTCGTCTTGTGGTTTATAATCTTGATTTATAAAAGATGTTCTATCTAGACTTGATATATTAGTTATTTCCATTTATTTTATTATGAATTTAATTCATCTAATTGTTGTTGTAATTGAAGATTTTCTAACCTTAATTGATTTATTTCAGTTAGTAAAGCATCAATTTCATCTGTTGTTTGGTTAACACCAACATACTCTGTACTTCTTTTTATTAATTCTAAATGAGAATTAAATTCTCCGTCAATAGGTATTTCAAAAAATAAATCATTATACGCTTGAAAAAATTCTTCTACAGTTATTGGAGCAGGTCCCTCAGCAGGGTTAGCACCTACCAATTGAGTGAATTGAGTATTAATTATATTAGGGTAAGTAATTTTACCATAAACTGTTTTATTTAATTGAACTTGTTCAGCCATTATCTAACTATTTTAAAGTAATTAGAATTATCATCTATAATTACAGTTTCATTATCATTTAATACTACTTTGTAAAGAATTTGATAGTAACGCTCAGGTTCTAAACCATTCATATAAAGTTTAAAATAATTACTAGTATTATCACAACTTATTTTAGTATAATTATTATCAAAATCCACTACCATCTCTTCTGTTTTAACATCTTTTAAAGCCCAGTATGAACTTGAAGGTAAAGCTTTAGTATTTAAGTATACAGATGATGTTGAGAATTGTCTAACAGGGAATCTATCTCTAGCTTTTATTCTAAATTTATATATTGTATTTTCTTCAAATTCAGTTTTATTATTAGAAATAGTAGAAATAAAATCTGAAGTAGTAATTTGGGTTAATGTAGTACTATATGAACTATCATTCCATCTAAATTCTAATTGAGGAGGATATATAGTATGAGTATCCATTGAAAAGAATTTAGTAATAGATGGTTCATCGCTTCCCTCTATACTGCTACTTTGTTTTAATAAAATCCCATAGTTAGAAAAAGATCCTGAGTTCCAACCTAGAACCATATTACTAACATTCATGTTAATGTCTTTGTCCGTAATATAATTAAAAGATTGAGAAGAAGGGATATTTGATAAATAATCTCCTCCTGCAGTTGTCCAACTTGAAGATTGTGCTGCATTATTCCAAGTACATCCTAAAGTAGTTATAGGATCATCTCCTGATCTACCTAATCCCATTTCCCAACTTCTTGAGATAGGGTACGCCATTATAGTAAAATCTGAAGGGATATAAGCGTTAGCTAAAAATAATTTTAGATAAGATACAAAACTTCCAGTAACTTTATTACTAATTACATCTGATATTTGTGATGTAGGGAATTGTATTAAAGCTCTAGTTCTGTCAGCATGTAATGAAGTTAATTCAGTTTCATTAGAAATTTCTAATACTTCGTCTCTTCCAAAATTTTGGGTAGGACGATAGTATGAAATAAAAGTATCTTTCTCAGGAAAAATTTTGTAAATAGCCATAAATCTAATATATAATATAAATATACATTAGATAAATTTCTTTAAAAAGTAACTACCCTGCCTTGTATATCCGTTGTAGGAAATTTAACTTCAAAAATACTTGGATCTAAAGAAGGATAAACTATATTATTAATAGTAGCTCCTTTAATATCATATGAGTATTGGGAGTAATTATTATTACTTCCTACTTTATTAACAATTTCTACTTTTTGTACAGTTTGAACTCCTTCAACTTGATCTAAATTACTATAAATCTCTGGTAAGATTATTGGTTGATTTATTTGCCATTTATCTATGTTAAAGTAATTTTGAAGTGTAGTTAAACAGTTGTTTAGTATTAACCTATTATTATAATTAGGTCTAACTATAATTTCAAAGTTCACACCTATATTAATAATAAAAGCATTTTTAATATTAACTGCATCAGTTACCATTCTATATTGAGAAAGGTAAGTCTTTAAATTTTGTTTTAAAGCATTATTTGGAACAGCTAAATTATTATTACTATCTCTAGATAAGATATATAATGAAATTGAATTTAAATTTTGAGTTGCTAATAAATCTGTTGTAAAGTTATTTTGAATACTAATATCTTGATTTACATAAGCTTTAGAAACAACACCATATTTTGAAGGTAAAGATAAAGTTCTAACAATATAATCATCTTTAGTAACTGTTCTTAACTGAGTTGGGAAAGATGCTAAAGCATTTTGTCTTATTTGTTCATTAGTATCTCCATCTCCTCCTCCATTAGCTGATTCTTCGTTATTAAAAGCTAAAGAGGCTAAAACGGTATTTGATAAATTATTATCTAAATTATTACCATTAAATGAAGTTGTTATTCCTGAGTTTATAGTTAAAGTATTAGTAGGGGCATTTGATGTTGCTCCTCCTCCTTTTAAGTAAGTTACTGTTAAAGTAGTATTAGAAGGAGCTAAACCATAAGTTTGAGTATATAAGAAATTTGAAGGGTCAAACGCTGTAGTCATTTTATCTACACCATAAGGTAATCCTAAACCTATATTATCAGAATTAGGTATAATTTCTTCATCAGCTCCTGATGAAATACCAGGACCAAATTGTAATTGAAGTTGGTTGTCAGCTTTAAATCTTTTTATAAATCTTCTAGGTACTTTTATTAATTTTAATAAATAAGGTACAGTATCATTATATTGAGATAAACTTGGATCATTTTGAGCTGTATTAACTGTAGGTACAAAAATAGTATCTTGAGCTAAATAAGGCACTTCATACCATTTATTATTGTTAGAATCTACTACATCAACTATTTCAATAATGTTAGAATCATTAATATCTACAGTAGGGTAACGCTCAGGATTGCTAAATGATATATTAGTAGATGTTAAAGTTCCTGCTGAAGCCTTAACTGTTTTCTTTAATAAATAAAATTGAGGGTTTTGATTAACATCAGTAGAATAAACTGATATTTCAGTTTCAGAACCAGGTACAGATTTTGAAAAGTCTAATTTCTCATTTATATAAAATTGTATATTAGAGTCTAAATTAGAAGAAATTTTACCTCCTTCTTGTAAAATTAAAGCATAATTTAAATCTGGAGTGAACTGACTACCTGATAATACAGCAGGTACTACTTGGTAAACTGATAAATTAACTGATGCTGCTTTAGTTACTTTAGGCTGGTAACCATAAGTGTAAGCTTGGGCTAATAAATTTTTTCTCTGTTTAGCAAATTGAAGAAAATTTTCTTGAATTTGATTATCAGTATAAAAGGATAATACATCTCCTATATAAGAAGCCATTTCAATTAACATCATACCAGGTGATGTTTCATTAAAATCATTATAAGTATTAGGATAGTAAGTTTGAGCAAAATTTATCAATTGTGCTTTTAAACTATCAAAATCTTTATTTAAGTATTGTATAGGTTTTGAATTAGCCATTATTAATTATTAAAATTTATTACAATTTCATCTTGTATATTAGTATTTTTTATAGAATAACTAAAATAAATTTGAATTAGGTTTTGATCAGGTGAGGAATTAACTGTTAAATTATTTAATTTTATTTGAGGAAAATAATCATTTAAACCAAATGTTATTATATCCTCTATATTTTCAATAGTGTTGGAAGTTATTTGTTCAAATAATTGTTCTCTAATTCCTGCCCCTAAATTAGGGTTCATTATTCTTTCTCTTTTACCAGTTAAAAGAAAATTTAAAATGTTAGATTTAGTAGCTTCTTTAGTTGTGTAAGTAATATTTAATCCGGTTGGACCATCAAAAGGTACTTTTATGCCTACACCTTTACTAGGTTGTAAGTCTAAAGGATTAATATTAATTATATTATAAGCCATTATAATTTACCGTTTTCTTTTAATTTACCCATTAATCCCGTAAAATCAGGTACGGCATCTATTCTTACATCATTTATATCTCTAACAGGTCCTTGGTTTGATATCATTTGATCTACCGTAGCTACTACGGGAGTATTAATACCACCCATACCAGGCATACCACCAGCAAATCCTACAGCATCTTGAGCAGTGTAACCTCCATTTATAGATCTCCATTCTCCTGACTCCGCAGTTTCATTTAAAAGATCAAAAATAGGATTACCTGTAGATGTAGGAGCTTTCTTTTCAGCTAGTATTTCTGAGAATCTAGGTTTGTATGTAGATTCAGTTTTAACATGAGGTTGAGAAGTAAATTTAGTTTTCTGTTCAGGCGCACTTGCTATAACTACAGCCTCCGTAAGGATGCCTTTAAGCTCCTCTTGGATTACAGTTCGCATTTCTTCTCTAATTAATTTTCTTAAAGCATCTAACTTCATAATTATAAATATTTAATAATACAACTTATTTTTAATTTAAGTCATTAGGGTTAACATTAACATCATTAGGATTTAAACCTAATTCATTCATTTCATTTATTACTCCTTGATTAGTAGGAAAAGAATTTCCTTCATCACTTGTACCAATATTACCTTGTTTATCTATATAATATTGACCTTCTTTAATTAAGATTTGATCATCAGTAGCAAAAGTTGGAGTACCTTCATATACTGTGATTCCTCTTTGATCGCTAACTATTACTCTTCTTCTTAATAATTTTATTCCAGCATCAACAATTTCCTCTTTAATAATATCAATTTGATATCCATCATATAATGAAGGTAATAAATTATCTGTTTTAGCAGTTGGAAATAAATTGTCTAGAGTAACTAAATTATTTTGTAAAGATGAAATAGCATCTTGTAGACTTTGCTCTAATAAAGGATCATTTGTATAAGGACAAGCTAATAAATTTTTATATAAAATTTCTAATCCGGTTAATAACCTTATAATTTCTTTTCTAATTCTTTGAATTTGTAAAAGTACACTACCGCTTAAGAAATTAGTAATCATTCTAATTACTTTACTATAATCATCTATATTAGTTTGGAATGTTCTAACTCTATCAGCTTTAGAAGTTAAAGCTCCATCAGTTTGAGATATTACAGGACTTCCACCACCACCTGTAGCTACAGGGATTGGAGAAGCTTTTAAAATCTTAGTTACAAATTTAAAAACTTTTATTAAAGTATTTAGTAATTTTAAAATTGTATTTATTAACTGAATAGTTTTTTGAATTTGTACAATTGCTTTATCTATAGATTTTACTTGTTTGATTATAAATGCAACACTAGAGGCAAACCTTTCAGGTTTGATAAAATCTCTTAATTTTTTATTTAATTCTTCAGCTTGATCCCCTATAGCTAAAGTAGCTATATTAATAGGACTCATAAAAGGTTTTAATTTATCAGAGAAAGATTTTATTAAAGAAATTCTAGTTATAATAAGTTGTTTAGGATCAGTTCTAGCATCTAATGTATCACTAGTATTAGTTAATACTAAATTTAAAGTATTAATAGTTTGTACTAAACCTTCCCCACCTGGAAATATATCTACCAAATCAGGAGGAGGTATAATATCTTCTAGAGATTGTCTTATTTCCTCAATTGATTCTTGATATGATAATAAACGAGTTTTGTATTGTTCTTCAGTTTCGTCTTTACGTTTGAAAGGGTCTAATTTTTCCTCTTGTTTATTTATAAAAGCAGTTATATCTTTACCATATTTTAACATTTTATTTTCTAAAACTCCTCCTGGAGGTAAAGCTTTTGTTAAAATATAACCTAAAGGGTTACAGAAATCTATTTCATTAATTTTTCTAACAGCCTCATTAACTTTATTTAAAATGTCTAATATCTTCTCAACCATATCATTTACACGTTGAGGAGCAATTTTAGTTAAAATATTAGATAATCCTTGTGGTATAGCCATTATAAAGTAAAATTTTGTTTTGATGTTATATCCTTTACTCTACCTTTAATCCTACCTACAGATTTTTCTAAACTATCACTGGCTGTTATTATATTAGTTATAAAAACTCCATTACTATCTTGGGTATTTTTTAATTGTGAGCTTAATACTTTTAAAGCATCCAATATATCATCTAACATTATAGTTAATTGAGTTCCTTTTACTAATGGTTCTTTAGCATCTAAACCTAAATAAAGTTTAGGAGTATTCATTATAATAGCTTCATCAGCATCAAAATTAATAGTACCAGCTGAAGAGAAACCAATTGCTTTTTTACCAAATAAAAATACAGAATCATCCTTAGAGTTTAAAATAACTCTACCGGAATTAATAATAATCTGTTCTCCTAAATAAGGAAAGTCGGGTTTATAATCTGCCATTATTTAAGGTTGTCTGCTTGTTTAGGTGAAATGTTTGTTGATGGAATATAAGGATCAGGTATTTGTAGTGCTGAATTAAATGCTGCTCCTACAGTTACATTAAAAGATTTTAAATTTTTAGAAGCAAGTTCTAAAGGTATATCTTGACCTGATGACATGTAAATAGATGAACCATCATTATTAATATCTTCATAAAGAGGGACCCATGGCGCTGAAGTGTTTTTCTCCTTAGATTGCCCATTACGTATAATAGTAATAGGCGCTCCTAATTCTCCTTGAGAACTCCATGAATTAGATGGTAATTTTTTAGTGGTTGTAGATGAAAATCTAATAGATTGACCCCATCTTCCTTCAACTATAATGTCTCCTTCCTCAGGTAATAAATTTCTAATTCCTGCTTTTTCTTTAAAAGAATTACCAAAGTTTAAAACTCCAGTATCAGGATTGTCAGATACAGAACTACCTTCTTCTATCTGTTGAGTAGAACTATCATTTTTATTTTTTATCTTCTTATTAAAATTAGGTATATCAGGAAAAGCATTATGATGAATGCTATTCCATAAACCAATAGTTGTTAAATAATAATAAGTTTTAGATTGAGGATCAGTATTTAATCCATCAGAAGGTGCTTGTAATACTAAAACAATTTCTTCTAAAATAGGATATTGCAAAACATTAGTAAATAATGGTTTTGCTATTAATTTTGAAGGCTTATCATTATCGGTAGTAGTACCTAATTGAGTAAATTTAATAGAACCTAACCCTGCCCAACCACCAGCATCATTAAAAAAATTTTCAGTTTTAGTTTCAGTGGATAATAGAATGTCATTAACTCTAGCAAAGAAAAAAGTATTTTGATTACTACTGCCTTTTTTACTAGAATTACTAGATATACTTTGTTGTAAACTAGGATATAAATTGCTCATTCTCTATTTTAGGTAATTCTTCTTTAGCTTTAGTATCTAATTCATTCATTGATTGGAATAACATTTCTTTATCAGAATCTGTTAATAGTAAATCATCTCCTCCCGTATTGGAATTCATAGCACGTTGTACAATACCTGCCATTTTAATTAAAAGATCATCATTTTTTACTGATACATCTAAGTAGTCCTTAATTAAAGGGACAATAATAACCGCATCACCAGCAGATGTGATGAACGGTTTTAAATTGTCTATAAGTGCTCTAATTTCTTTTTCCTTATTAGAGGAATTAGTATGTATCTCTTTTAGTAAATCAGCAAAAGTCTTTTTACCAAAGAGTGTTATGGTGTTAAAATCCATGATATGTTTTTATTATAAATATAAATTAAATAAAAATTTCTTAATAATTTAACCCAACATACCCATAATCTAGATATTGATTTAATAATCTAAGATATACTTTCTTTAAAACTTTAATCACTTTAGTAATTTGAGGAGTGTCTTGATCTGTCATTTCTCTAATATAAATGTAAAGTGCTTTTTTATTAAAAATATCTAAACCTTCTCTTTGTTTAAATAACTCCATTATAGCATCAGCAGTTTTAGCATCTTCTTTATCAGAGAATATTTTATATAAATACAAATCCATATATTTAATAAATTGCTCTATGAAATAACTTTCACTTACTAAGGGATCATCAGTAGGAGCTGATGAGTTTAAGATATTTATTACAGTAGTTTTATCTTCATCTATAGCCTCTACATCAGTTTTACCTTTTAATTTTTCATAATTTTTATTATTATAAAGAATTAAATAACGTTTTGCAATAGTACCAAAATAAGAATAAGCTTTACCTTTTGATTGATTATAGAGATGCAGTTTTTCAAGGAGAAAGGCTGTAACTTCATGTTGAAGCTCAGCTATTGTTTCTACTTCGGTATAATAAAATTTAAAGGTATGAATTATATTTTCTGTTAATTTATGAAAGGCATATTTAATACGTTCATTATAAATCTTATTCCTTATATGTGTGTCGGTAGAAGCTAAATACTCAACAATTGCATCCTCAGTGTCCTGAGTGAAATACATTTTTTTAGTTTTAGGCTTTCTTTTTCTTATTGTTCCTTTTTTGGTATATTGTACTTCTGTTTCTTCTTGAGGAACATGAAGTATCTTAATTTCTGAATTTAGAATCTCCATGTTATTTTACAAATTTAATATATTCAGATAAAGTCTCTTGTATATTTTTTAGGTTAGTAAAGAAAAAACCTACTTCATCATCCGACTGGAATAACTGTTGAGAGTCTATTTCTTTAATTTTTGATTCAGATTGTTTAACTAAATCATAAAACTCAATAATATATTTTTCTTGAGTTTCTACAATTTTTTCTAATTTTTCTACTTTAGTAAGTAAGTTCCATATAACATATACTAATAATACTAGAAAAATAACAAGTAAATTAATGATAAAGTCCATTATATTTTATTTAAAAGGTTAGCAAAAGGAGCATCAGGATTAGATAATTTAGGTTGTTTAATAGAAAATTTATTAGTAGATTGTGTTTTTAATTCTACTTTTTTATCTTCTTTAAATTTAGGTAAATAATCAGTTTCCCACTCAATACGAGCGGCCATCATGTCAGCTTGATGTAAAATATAAGGTAAAGATGTTCTTGGTTTCAACTCAGGCATATAACCCATTAAATATTTTTTATTAGCCTCATCATATAAACCATCATGAGTTTGAATAGCAACCATTTCATTAAATGAATATTTAACACCAAAATCTTGGAGTAAAAACAATCCTCTATCTGGTACCGACGCAAATGCTAATTTATCATTGAACGTGTAATCTTCACCTAATTTATCCTTTCTCCACGTGTCTGTTTGTGGTATATAAGCTTCATAATTTTCATCTCCCATTTTACCTAAATCATGGTTGATAGCTGAAAATATTAATTCTTCAATAGAGAAGGTGCTTATATCTGCTCCTTCTTCTTCCCATAAATTATACTGTTTTATAGAACATCTAACTACTCTATTAACGTGGTCAATATAACCTCCTGGGAAAGCTGAATGGTATTCTTTCTTATGTGATGCAGGCATCATCATAATACGTTCTTGATATTTAAGATAAAATTTTTTAAGTTTAGAACGTCTTGGTTCTGAGATATAAGTATCTATGTTATACATGAATATATCCCAATTAACTGATATTTGATCTGCTGATAATTTAATTGTCATATGTTTCTTTAATATTAATTAATAATTGATTGATTGTATCGAAAACTCGAATTGACGTGGAATGTAATAAAGAAGTCCCGGGTAGCCAAGCTATTTGCTGAGGTATTTTATCTTGTCTGAGAGTAACCATAGGGTAGACAGGACATTTATATATCTCCTCTATCCTATCTCCCAGTTCCTCATTAGCTGAGATATTGATATAAGTGAAAGGGATATTCATTACCCCTAATCCACGTTTCAGTTCATCACAGTATCCGCATCCCTCGATACCAAATACTACCATTTCCCATTTTCTCATTTTCTCATCTTTCTATCTTTTCATATTTTAGTTTTTTCTTCCTCCATACTCCTAATATAATAAATTAAAAGCTGCAAGCCAAGCCTTTTGTGTGAAGTCTTCAAAGGAGGTTTAATTTTCTTGAACATCTGATAATGATGTGATATTAAGTGGGTGCTCTTCACCCTCACATATATCGCTTGAAGTATTTAATAAACGTTTAATATGGTTGATTTTGTCCTTTATTTTGGGATCTACTTCATCCTCGTAAGAAGAAATAAATTCTAAAACGTTTAAAAAATCTTCATAAATTTTCTTTCTTTCCTCTTGTGAGAAGAAATCTTTACCTTCAAGGACCTTTTCTAAATCAGAAGTAAATGCTTCAAGAATCCCATTAATTTGAGTTTTTATTAAATTTTCAAAATTACTATTCATTATCTTTTTTATTAAAAGCGTAATATAAAATAACAGGATAGAAAAAAATTAAACCAAAAGACTCACTGAATGTGAATTCATTCTCTTTATCTTTAACTATATAATTAATACACAAAAATGTAAAAGTAACTAATAAGCCTAAAATAATATATATTTGACCTAATACTAAAAGCTGATCTAAAATAAATTCTAACATAATAATAAATTTTTAATTAATAATAAATTGGTTTTGCTGTGGCGAAATTTTCACCTATTCTTTCTATAGTTGAAATTGCTTCTTCTAAACTTATAGAAAAAAATTCTCTAGATGAACCTTGATGTGAACTTAATCTTAAATTTTCTAACATCTGATGAACTAAATTTTCAACTAAAAAATCATCTGTAACCGGTAAAGCATACTTTAAAACCCATTCCGAAACTATACCTGCTCCATTTATTTGTTTAACTCTTTCAGAAGGCGTAACAGCTTTCCCTATTTTACAAATATCAGGATAAGCAACATTGGTTAAGACGTAAACATACCTTCCTTTAGAATTTGATTCATTTAGCTTTACCCTAGTACTAATATCTTGCCCATACATATATACCCAATTCACTGTAACAGGTTCACTATTTTCAATAAATTTATGCTCAATCAAATACTCGAAATTAGCGAATGATGATAATCTTTGAACAGGTACCTTACGAAATGTTTTCCTTAATGTATTCCAATTATCTTGCCATTCTTTAACGTTAGAATAAATTGACTCTACAACGTTCGGATTATAAATAACAATTTTATTTTCTTTTTCTAATAAAAGTGCTTGCTCAAATGAAATTTTTTCTTGAAACATAATCTTTAATTTTCAAATTTAACTTTAATTTCATAAACTTTCTCTTCACTATTACCTACATAGTCCGAGTTAAAAACTACTCTAATAAAAATTCTTGCTTCATCCCCTATCATATCAGTAAAAAAAGGCATTTGTTGTGTAGGTGAATAAGTATATTTAGAATAAGTTTGAAGCATCGTTTTAGCAGCTGGATGATTAAAATTAAAATAACGTGAAATCTCATACCCAGCTAAATTAGATACTGAATTATCATTTACAATCTGTGGTAAAGTATATGTCTGGTAACCTATTGGGATTGCTGTTGCTAAATTATTATTGGAGAAAAGTCCTAAATATGAGTAAACCGGATACGTCCAAGTTATTTGATTTGGTATGTAGAAGTAATTTGAGTCATAACCTGTTTCAATTAATGGAACTCCATTTACTACATACTCTGAATCTAATTGATCTGTTTGACCTTTAATTCTAAAATAATTTAAACCTGAGTGTTTAATGTGCCATACACCCTGTGTGTCCTGGTATGAACCTGGGTTTTGTTGCGTATCGATTACAAATTGAGCGTCACAATTTCCATCTACACATGGGCAATTATCTCCTAATTCTTCTGGTGAGCATGAGATGAAACTAATTCCTAAAAGAAATACTAAAATCATTTTTTTCATAACCTTTTTGTTTTTATTATTATGATAGAATATACGAAACAGAAGTTGGGAAGCCAAGCGGCCTCCCAAATACTTTATGGAATTTTTTATTATAATACTATTGCCCTTACAATTTCTTTATCTTTATAATTATGGTTTTCACTTACCATTTCGTGGTCACCTTTAAACCATTCTGGGTAAACATTTAAAGCCATACTGACTACTCTAAAATTATCTGAAATGTCATTAAACCCTTCTTCAAACACTTTTGTCATTACTAAGGCTTCTTGGTCTTCTATCTGAGATAACTTTTCAATTAATTCTTTTATTGTCATATCTTTCTATCCTTTTATTGCCGTTACAAGTAAGTGTTTGAATTGTTTCTCATCATCGAAGATGTATTGTATAAACTGTACTTGATAATGATTACCTCCTATGGAGATTAACTCTCCTATTCTAGGTTTTACTATCTCTGTTTCAAAATCATAATCTGTATGACCTTGTCCCATTATAATTATTCTAGTTTTTATCATATATACTTTTTTATTTGGTAAAATCTTTTTAAAATCTCTTTTTTTAACCCTCATGAACTGTGTTGCAAAGGGGTTAATTGGAATTTGTGTATATTAGTATATACGAGGGGGTTGGTGGAAATCTGTTTTCGATCTCTTATCATCGCAATCTTTTCACGTGTTCCTCCCGTTCCGTCGATGGACAGCAACGACGCGTGGCTATACGGTTAAAATCCATTACCGAACGGAACCGAACTGTAAGGTGTCAAAATCATTCTTTTTTAATCCCAATCCAAATCTTCTTCGTCCACGGGCGCATCCTCATACATTCCGTCATTTATATCGTCAATAGCGATATCTAGGTGCGTTAACGCGTTTTCCAACTGAGATTTGACATTATTGTCTATCTCGTTATACAATTCAGTATTATCGATATAATCCGTTATTCGTTCTATATCCTCAAGTAATTCGTTCAGGCGAGCGCTTATACCGCTCAGTTGTTTAGTTATG